TCTTCCAACCCGCTATCCGTATCGTGGCCGATTCGCGGCCATGGTTCAGAGACCTAGCAAGCAGGTTCAACCTGCACCCTGCTATCCACAACGCCTTCGAGCACGCTGACCCATACAACTGGCAACAGTTGTTGCTTGAGTGGCCGCACAAGGCAGTCACTGACCCCGGCCGCATCGCCTATACCCGTGACGAGCGGGCAGGCATCGCAGACAAGCAGACCATCACCACCATCGGCAAGTATCTTGCCCGACACTTCGACATCTCTGACCACATCATCCGTGACATCGCCGCGCAGTACACCGCTACTGGTAGCGAGTTTAGGTTTTTGAACACGACTGATGAGATGGTGCATGCAGTCAACAACGGCCCATACTCATGTATGTGCTGGCGTGAGCGTGATGATGTGCGTTGTTCTGATGGCCACGCCCGTCACCCCTATGAAGTCTACGATCCCAAGTATGGCTGGCACATGGCTGTGCGGGTGACGGAGACTGGCTCGATTGACGCTCGTGCGCTGTGCAACAGTGACGACGACACCAAGTATTTTGTGCGCTCATACAAACGCTGTCCCAACGGCGGGTATTCATACGCTGACGAGCACTTGGAGGCATGGCTCAAGGCGCAGGGGTATCGACACCAGAGCGAGTGGCACGAGGGTGTGAAGATGGCGTACTACCCCACATCCAACGACTTCCTTGCCCCATACATTGACGGCAACGAGCGGCAAGTGGCCATTGTGGGCGAGTACTTGGTGCTTGACAGCGACGGCGAGTACGAGTGCGACAACACTGACGGCACACCATCGGGCGGTAGCCGCACAACTTGTGACGAGTGCGGTGAGCGTTGCCACGAGGATGAGTTGCACTGGGTTGATGGCAGTGACATCAATGTCTGCGAGTACTGTCTTGACCACGAGTTCACCTATGTCATCGGCAGACGAGGCGCCGAGTACTATGTACGCAGTTCCTACGCTGTGTTTGTCGAGTCGCAAGACCAGTGGTATGACGAGGACTATCTCGACAATAACAACATCGTGTGTTTAGAGAACGGCGAGTACGAGCACATCGACAACGCTGTGCATATCGAGTCTGCTGACGAGTGGTACCACACCGATGACGAGCGCATAGCCTTTGACGAGTACAACGACCGATACGAGTTGACTGACAACTGTGTCTGCACCGAGGACGAGGGGTATGTCCACAAGGATGACGCATGGCAGTGCCACGCGACCGACAACTACTACTCGGACAAGATCGATCCTGTCATCATCGATGACGAGAAGTACCACCCTGACCACGCCCCTGAAACTGAAGAACCCAACGAGGAGTAAACCATGAACAAGAAATCAATTCTCTACAAGACCCTGTGCCGTGCCCTGTCACTCAAGCGCCCCGATGGTGGCGAGGGTGCGATGATGTTCACTGGCTGGCTGTGTGACCACATCCCTGCACACCTTGACTTAACCATCGACGCCGCAGGCAATATCCATGTGGACAACCGCACATCTACCCACCACCGCACTCTCTTTATCGCCCATGTCGATACTGTCCACCACGAAGATGGCCCGAACAAGTTCATCAAGGCGCATGGCAAATGGTTCGCCAACGGCGCCCCGCTCGGTGCCGATGATGGCGCAGGGTGTGCGATGCTGATGCACCTCTTACATTCAAACACTCCCGGTTATTACATCTTCTCTCAGGGTGAGGAGTGCGGTGGTGTCGGTGCCAAGCACTTGGCCAAACACCATGTGGAATTATTAAAAAACTTTGATAGGGCTGTGGCATTCGACCGCAGGGGTATCGACTCAGTGATCACCCACCAAGGCTGGGGTCGGTGCTGTTCTGATGTGTTCGCTGATGCGCTGTCTGATGCCCTGAACCAAGACGAGCGGTTGATGTATCTGCCCGACAACACAGGTGTGTACACCGATACTGCCGAGTTCACTGACATCATCCCCGAGTGTACAAACATCAGCGTGGGCTACTATTCTGAGCACACGCAGAACGAGAACCTTGACATCCACCATTACACCGCGCTTGCCGAGCGGGTTGTTCAGATTGATTGGGATACCCTGCCCACTGACCGCGACCCCAGCGTGCAGGAGATGAACGACTGGGATAGCCACTACAACAAGGGGTGGACAACCCTCGGTGCGCTCTCTTCGACTAATGTCAACTCTTCTTCTGGTTTTTATGAGCATTTCCCCGATGATGACGAACGCATCGAGGTCGAAGAAGCAATCTATGACGCCATGGCTGGCTACGATGGCTGGCTCATTGACCTGATGGCCGAGTCGGTGTACCCCGAAGACCCTGAGCAGGCGAAACGATTTATCAATAAGAAGAAGTTGCGTGACCCCAGTGTGCTGACCGAGGCATTGGAGTTAACGCACCAGTTGGACGCTGGCACTGCGCTGGCGACTTTGTTTGATCTTGTTTATAAGGAGTATGCATGATGAGTGAAACAATCCAAATGACCGGCTACGCCAAGAAGCAAGCCGCTACTGCCAATCAACATTTCTTTGCCGCAAGCGTGCAAGACTGGTGCTTGTCCACGCCTGAGCGTGACTTGCGTGAGGTGATGAAGATCATGGATGGGTTTGGGCATGGGTATAACTTATACCTCGTGCCCCTGCCCCACGATGCCGCCTATGACATCAACTTCTTCCAGCCCCAAGTCGAGGGTGCGAAGTGGTTGGGGTTCTTTGATGTGAAGAAGAAAGGAAAACGCAAATGAGTGAACAACAAGAAGCCGACGAACTGCGCCGACTGTATGAGGTGAATCAAGAACTGTTGGCGGCGTTGCAGACTATTTTGAACATCTCGCTCATGGACAGCGGGCACTGGGCAAAGACCATCGAAGCCGAAGCCCACGCCGCCATCACAAAAGCACAAGGAGAAAACAAATGAATGAAGACGGAGTACCCATTTGGTTTAAAGTAGCGATGTTTCTTGGTGCGGTCATAGTACTTGCCCTTGATCTATTCGTGTGGCGTCCGTGATATATTGTCCAACGCTTGACATCCTAGCGGGTGTCAGGCATCATCTTAAAAAAGGAGAAAGCAAATGAGAAAACCTGAAACTACCCTCGAAGCCGTTGACCAAGTACACACCCTGCTATCTGCGGCGGCAGATGACCTGACACGATACCTTGATGCGCCTGAAGATCACTTCGCGCCAGAGTATTTTGAATCTGTGAAGGATGCTGTGCTCGATGCACACATGCTTGTGTCGTGGCTCAAAGACCAAATCAAAGGAGGCATGCAATGAAACGACTGAAAGCAGTGACGATGGAACACCGAGAGCAGACCGAGTACCGCCCTACGGGTATCCTCGACCCCAACTTCAAGTACGCGCCCGCCGCCGCTACGGATGTGACGCAGACATGGCGTAGGTTTGGTTGGAAACCCATCGAGCGCAAGGACATGCACTATGCGCCAACACCCCAAGAAAAAAGGTAAGAAGGAGTACGCCATGCCTGACATGAAGACCGCCCTGAGCGCAGTGCTCAACGAGTGGGCACAAGATGAACAACCACAACTCAAGGAGAAAGCAACAATGCCTACAAACTTTGCAAAGACACCTGACAACAAGGTGCGCTTCGTGCCCACCAACAATGTGAGCCGCGAGACATTTAATGTTGTCTTGAAAAACCCGGGCATCACAAGAGCAAAAGTAACGGAGGCCTTATGCAAACAGGGGTTCAATAAAGCATCTGTATCCTCGCTTGTTGGGCAATACATTCGATGCAACTTCTTTAGCCAGACAGAGGATGGCAGACTGTATTGCTTGCTCAAAGAATACAAATCACTGCCCTCTACCAAGGCGCAAATGGCAATGGTGAGGAGGGGGGTTAAACCTGTGAAGGTCAAAGTTGCCAAGAGCGAAGGCATCGCCGCGCTCAAGGTCGATACCAAGGTGGAGGTTAAGAAGGCGGCTGACCCGAAGAGCCTGCTCGACACCCTGTCTGTTGTACAAGCCCGTGCGCTGTACGATGAGTTGAAGAAAATATTTGGAGGTTGAGATGAGAAACGATTTAACTGGGGACTTTGATAGAGACTTCATCCAAGACCTGTGGGACAAGGCCAAAGAGCGTGCGCGTGAGATGCGCGAAGATGCCATGGACTGCTTCGATACTGGCGCAGATGATGGGGACGACGATGAGTAAGCTAGAGGTGGCCAAGATTGATCGCTTCGGCCCAGCGTACACACTCAAGTCAGTCATCAACATCGTTGGCCAAGAGATTGAGAGCGAAACAGGAACATACTTTTCAAGAGGAGCAAAGACAATGAGCAACGACATGCAACACGCAACGAAGACACTGTCCGAGGCAGAGCGCATGCTCTCCACGGCAATCGACAAATACAACGCCCAGACAGCGGCGGTGTCTGCCGCCGCCAAGAAATGCTCAGGTGATGTGCGCAAAGCCGCCGACGACCTTGCATCAGGGCTGGCCAAGGTCGAGAAGACCGCCAACTTCAGCAACCTCGAACGCTATGTCAACCTGTTGGAACGCGCCGCCACCGCCATGCAGACGCTGGCAGAACTGGAGAAGGCGGGGAAACTGGACAAGATCGCTGGGGCGTTGAAATGAGCGAAGATGAAATTATCCAAATGGCCGTGGAGTGCGGCATCATTCCTTGGACTAAGCACGAGTACATCGGCAATAAAAGGTTTACCGCAACAGACGATGGCCTTGATGGGGACGCCGCCTCATTGGTGCAGTTTTTTCAAATGGCCGTTGCCCATGAGCGTGAGGCGTGTGCCAAGATCGCAGATGAATGGGCAGTCGGTTGGCCTCATCCGTCAACAGCTATTGCAGAACGAATTCGGGCAAGGGGGAACAAATGACCAAAGAAGACAAACCAAGGCTAACCGTCATACCATCGTCTGATCAAAAGGCAATGGGGATTGACTTGATGAATGACATACGCGATCTGGTGAACTCTCCAAAGTATGACCACATGACTGTTGCCACCGTAATTGGTGTGCTTGAGATGACCAAGTTGCATTATTGGAACGTAAACCTATGACAAGTCCATTTGACTGGAAAGGCAAGCCAAGTGTGTTTGCCAAAGACAAGGAATTCAAGCCGCTAAAGAACGGCAAGACCAGATCACAGACCTCAAGCGAAGGGTTGCAGAAGGTCTATGACAAGGGCATCAACTCAGCCACAGTGCTGATCAGCGACAAGACCGAGGGCGGTATGTCAGAGGCGTTTAAAAGAATCCACAGGAGAGAGAAATGAAATTTGAAACGATTGGGTTGTGCGAATTGAAATTCAGGGTGGATGTGGCAATCAACCACAAGTTTGAGACAGATAGACTGGAGACAATCCGTCTCGCCATAGAGAAAGCCATAAACGATAACGCTAATCACAGTCTTGTGATGGGCGAGTCCATGATTGAATTGTTAGAGGTAAAGAAATGACTGAACAAAAGAAAGAACTCAAGATCGAGTTCGCACCGGGTTGCTTTGACAACTTTGACGGCACTCAGGAAGAACTCCAAGAGATGATTGCCCAAATCCGACAGATGGTGAACGACGGGACGCTGGAAGAAAATTCCAAGCCTGTTGACCCCGAGGATGAGGAGTTCATCAAGTTCATGGAAAACCAAATGAAGCCACGGCAATGAGCACACCACAAGAATACTGGGACGCCTGTCTGATCAAGACATGGCGCAAGCACGGGACACTGCAAGACGCACTCAGTTTGTTCCTGTCTATAACCGGCCAGAGGGCTACCGAAAGCGGGGTGTTACGGCTACCAGACAAAGGCATTCCTTGGGGTGTGCATGTGCGTGTCTTTGTTGCGCAGCACCTGCCAAAAATAAGCGACTGGTTGTGGGACAAGCCGCCCGAAAAAGATGTGGCGTTGCTCAAGAAACTGTCCGTGTCCAAGTACGACACACTGAAGACGGCATTCAAGAGCAGTGCAGACAAAGAGTTGGCTAACGAGATGCGGCGTTTGAAAACAAACCGCAAACGCATGGGTATGAGAACGCTTGAGTACAACAACCGTGGGCAAGCAACAGACTGGGGCGTGAACAAAGGCGCACAGAGTAAAACTGGTGGACGCACAAGAAGATTGGGGTGACATGGATGCCAAAGACAACAGGGATGCCCTGCCCATTGTGCAAAGCGACGAGCGATGTGGTGATGACACGGATGATCGACGGGCACTATATCAGGACGAGGGAGTGCTTCAACACGCACATCTTCAAGACCAAGGAAGTGGTGCTGACCGAGCCAAGACCAAAGCGGTCACGATTCGATGGGCAGACTGGAACCCATTCCAAAGGGTGACAGGCCGTGCCTTACAACAACTCAACAAACGCCAGCGCAAACAAAAAGCGCTGGATGACGCACCGGAGGCTTTGCTATGAGAGCAGATGAATTGCAAGTAAGCGGAACCCATTACAAGGAGATGCCCATCCAGCCGTGGCATGTGATGGAGGCAGTGTTAACCCGTGAAGAATTCATTGGCTTCTTGAAAGGCAATGTGATCAAATATTCCCTTCGTGCCGGGCGCAAGGACGGTACTGACGATGCGGGTAAAGCCCGTCACTACATGCAAAAGTTGAAGGAAGTTCAAGATGGCGGCAACACCGGAGGTGAAGGTTAAGAAGATGATCAAGAAGATGCTCGATGACGCTGGCGCGTACTATGCCATGCCCATCGGCACAGGCTACGGCAACTCGGGCGTGCCCGACTTTCTGATCTGTTCAGGCGGTCGGTTCATCGCAGTCGAGGCCAAGGCGGGGGACAACAAGCCAACGGCTCTGCAAGATAGTCACTTACAGAAGATCAGATCACGGGGCGGCATCGCCTTGGTGATCAACGAGACCAACATGCACGAACTACGGGAGGTACTAGCATGGACGAGATAGAGAAAGAAATAGAAGAGCGGGTCAACGCCATGAGCGAAGGCCAGCGCGAACACCTGCGCTCTCTGATTTATGAGTTTGTCAGGTGCTACGACAAAGGCAGTAAAGACTGCGCCGTGATCATCTTCGGTACTGGGGACAGCATCGACAACGTGGTCACAATGAACTGCGACAGTATGGAGGCGGCGAAACTGCTGGAAGCATCCAACGATTTTTTCGGCTACCTAAACACAAAAGACGCACCACCCAAGGAAATGTTTAATTGAAAGGAGAAAGCAAATGAGCGACATTGACTTTTTGAAACAAGCGGCCATCGCCGCCATGCAGGCCATGATTCAGGCCAGAGCCGTGACTGAGGCCGCCACCAACCGCAACCAAGCCACGCACCTGAACAATGGCAGAGACAACCCCTATGAAGTAGACGATGAAATTTTCACCCACAGCGTTTATTCTGGGGTGCAGGCGCAGATCGACCTTGGCAAAGAGGATGGCGGCAAGTACACATGGGGCGAGTTGGTTGCTGAAGAGGCGTTCGAGATTGCCGAGTGCATGGTCGAGCAACTCAAGAAGCGGGGCCATGCATGAGCAGACCCTATGACCGCATACTAACCATTGACTTTGAAACCAGATGGGACAAGTCAGACTACACGCTCTCGAAGATGACAACTGAGGAGTACATCCGTGATTCTCGATTCAAAGCATTTGGGTGTTGCACCCACGAGTATGGAAGTGATGACCCGATTCAGTGGATTGGAGGACGCGACCTACCTGAATACTTCGATGGAGTGGACTGGAGCCGAACCGCAGTGCTTGCCCACAACGCACAGTTCGATGTTTCAATACTATCGTGGCGGTACGGCGTTACCCCCTGCTTCATCTTCGACTCCCTATCGATGGCGCGTGCTCTTCGCGGCGTGGAGGTTGGCAATAGTCTCGCCAAACTTGCGGCAGATTTTGATCTTCCCGCCAAAGGGCAAGCCGTACATTCGACAGACGGTCTGTCCGAGTTGGACGAAGACGTGGAATCTGAACTTGCAGACTATTGCAAGCACGACGTATATCTGTGCGAGAGAATTTTCCATCGACTGAGCCAAGGCTACCCCGCATCAGAGTTGCGCCTGATCGACATGACCCTGAAGATGTACACGCAGGCGTGCTTGGAACTCGACCAAGAGATGCTAATCGTTGCGCTGGATGATGAAAGGACAAAGCGAGATGGACTACTCAAACAGTTGGGCGTGGACGAGTCTTCGCTGGCGTCGAATCAACAGTTTGCAAACATACTTCAGAGCATGGGGGTTACTCCCCCGTACAAGACCAGCAAAACAACCGGTAAACAAACACTGGCGCTTGCCAAAAATGATGCCCTTTTTCAGGCGCTACTCAACGGTGAACGAGAAGATGTTGCCCTCCTTTGCGAGGCACGCCTTAAAGTTAAGTCAACAACCGAGCGCACCCGCGCCCAACGGTTCCTTGACATTTCGGAACGCGGAGCACTTCCGGTTCCTCTTAGTTATTACGGCGCTCTCTCAGGACGATGGACAGCGGCCAAAGGGTCAGCCATCAACATGCAAAACCTCAAGCGCGGGTCATTCCTGCGCAAAGCAATTATGGCTCCCGATGGGCACCAACTCGTCGTGGGCGATCTATCGCAGATTGAGCCACGAGTTCTCGCGTGGTTTGCAGATTACCAAGACCTCCTCGACATCTTCCGCTCTGGCGCTGACGCTTATGCCGCGTTCGGTGCGCAGATGTTCAACATCCCCGGCCTCACGAAAGAAACCCACCCAGACCTTCGCCAGTCAGCCAAGTCGGCTTTGCTCGGGTGTGGCTACGGGTTGGGATGGGCGTCCTTTGCCGCCCAGTTGCTGGTGGGTTTCCTTGGCGCACCGCCGGTTCTTTACACAAAAGACTTTGCTAAGAAACTGGGCGTGACCTCCGACTACATCGACCGCTTCCTGTCGTGGGACGAGAATGTAAAGAAACTCGAAGCCATTCCCCACACCTGTACCGACCGGGAACTATTGATTCACGCTATCGCCGCCAAGAAGATCATAGACATTTACCGCATGACTTCGCACCCCGTGGTGTCGTTCTGGGACATGTGCGGGCGGGCGTTGGAGACATGCCTTGCGGGGGGCGACGAGTTGGTGTATAAATGTATCACCTTCAAAAAGGAGGAGATCGTATTGCCCAATGGCATGTCGATCCGGTACCCCAATCTGCGCAAAGAAAAGGACGGTTGGGTCTACGGCGTGGAGGGCGCAACGCCCACCAAACTCTACGCTGGTAAGATCACCAACAACATCGTTCAGGCAGTTGCTCGGATTGTGATGACCGATGGTATGTTGCGCGTGAACAAACGTTATTTCGTGGCTGGCACAGTCCACGACGAGTTGATCGCAGTCGTTCCAAACGACGAAGTTGAAGAAGCAAAAGTGTGGGTATGGGAACAGATGGTTCAGGAGCCGAAGTATTTGCCGGGGATACCGCTCAACTCAGAAGTTGGCGCTCACCGACGCTACGGCTTGGCCAAAAATTGAAAGGAGAAAGCAAATGAAGACACTAAAACTGCCGAAGAAAATACGGGTTGGCACCCGATGGTACAGCGTGGATGTGGTCGAGTCCATGAAGAACCGAAGCGAGATGGGGCGCGTCTACTACGACGAGCAACGCATCGAGTTGGCCAAGCGGTCGCACCATGGTGTGCCGTTTCGCTTGTCGGCACTGGAGGAAACCTTCTGGCACGAGTTGACCCATGCCATACTGCACAGTATGGGCGAACACCAACTCAACAACCGTGAGTCGTTCGTCGAAGAGTTTGCCAGCCGCCTGTCAGCGGCGATCCGAACAGCGAGGTTTTGAATTGAAAAATGTGACTTGGAGCCACTCAGCCCTCAAAGACTATGAGGGCTGTCCCCGTCGGTACTACGAAGTCAAGGTGCTCAAGAACCACCCGTTCACCGACACCGAGGCGACCATCTACGGCAAGGAACTGCACACGGCGGCAGAGGACTACATCAAGGACGATACGCCACTGCCCCCGCAGTTTGCCTTTCTCCAAGACACCCTCGACGCGTTGAAGGCCAAGCCCGGGCGCAAACTCTGCGAGTACAAGATGGGCGTGACCAAAGACTTGAAGCCTTGCGGGTTCCTCGACAAAGATGTGTGGGTGCGCGGCATCGCTGACTTGCTCATCATTGACGACGATAACCTGACGGCCAAAGTCGTGGACTACAAGTCAGGCAACAACAAGTACCCCGACCGAGAGCAGTTGAAACTCATGGCGCTCATGGTGTTTGCGCACTTCCCGCACATCCGTCGGGTGTCTGGTGCTCTGCTCTTTGTGGTCAAGAACGACATCGCCAAGGCCAGTTTCATGGTGGGCGAAGCCGAAGAGTATTGGTGGGACTATCGGGAGCGCGTTGCCCGCATCGAACAAGCGCACGAGACTGGGGTGTGGAACCCCAAGCCGACACCACTGTGCGGGTGGTGCCCGGTCAAGACATGTGAACATCACAAACCGAGAAGGAACTAATCATGGCAACCAGAGACTGGAAGCACGAGTATCAACTTCAAAAGAAGCGCGGCGAGGACAAAGATCAGATCGAGCGGCAGAAGGCTCGGCGTGCTTATGACAAGAAAGGCATCGAGCGCAAGGGCAAAGACATCGACCATGTGGTGCCCATGCGCAAAGGCGGCAAGTCAACGCCGGGTAACACCCGTTTGCGTTCTCGTTCATCCAACAGAGGAGACAACAAATGACATTTGAAGAATGGTGGAACACCATCAGCGATGCCGAGCAAAAACTAATCGGCATCAACAACGCAAGGTTTGTTTGGGAGGAAGCGCAGAAGAACCGAGTCAACATACTGGCGCTTCCTACCTTCAACATGGCACGGTTTGGCGACCGTATCACCATCATGTCACACCACGGAGAAGGCGGCGATTTTGATCTGCAAAAGTTCGATAACGCAGTGGGTAAGTTCTTCGCAGAAAACTTCTAAAACACAGGAGAAAGCATTTTGGAAATCCTAGAAGACAAGGCGGTTGTCTTTCGCACACGCAACCCCGACAAGTACAGCATCATCCCCAAGCACAAGATCATTGAGCAAGAAGGCGACACCTACAAGATCGCCGTGTACTGGGGCTTAGATGAAGCGAGAGTGCTTCGCAACCTCGGCGTTAAGGATGTGCCCTCGCCCATCACACGCCGCTACAACTGGCCGGGGCGCTACAAGCCCATGGCTCACCAAGTCGATACTGCCGCCTTCCTCACGCTCAACAAACGTGCCTTCGTCTTTAACGACCCCGGCACTGGCAAGACACTATCGGCACTGTGGGCGGCTGACTACTTGATGACCCGCGGTCTGGTGCGCCGTGTGCTCATCCTGTGCCCACTGTCGATCATGCACTCGGCGTGGATGTCTGACTTGAACAACTCCATCATCCACCGCTCGGCCATCGTCGCACACCACCCGCAAGCCGCCAAGCGCATCGAGATGATTCAGTCTGACTACGAGTTCGTGGTGTGCAACTACGAAGGCTTGAACCTGATCGCAGACGAGATCAAGAATGACGGGCGCTTCGATCTGGTGATCATTGATGAGGCCAACGCCTACAAGACCGCCACCACAAAGCGATGGAAGACGCTGAAGGCAATCATCGGTGCCAACACGTACCTCTGGATGATGACGGGCACACCCGCATCGCAGTCACCTGCCGATGCGTTTGGCTTGGCCAAACTTGTTAACCCAGATGGTGTACCGAAGTTCTTCACCGCATGGCGCGATCAGGTCATGTACAAGGCCACCATGTTCAAGTGGATGCCAAAGAAGGATGCGCGTGAGCAGGTGTTCAATGCCTTGCAACCCGCCATCAGGTTCACCAAAGAGCAGTGCTTGGACTTGCCGCCAGTCATGACGCTGACCCGCGAGATACCGTTGACACCGCAACAGAACAAGTACTACACCCTGCTCAAAGAACAGATGTTGGTGAGCGCCGCAGGGACAACCATCACAGCGGTCAACGCCGCTACTGTGGTGAGCAAACTCTTGCAGATCAGTTGTGGTGCCGCCTACAACGACGACAAGGAAGTGGTCGAGTTCGATGCCAGCCCACGCTTGAATGTGCTGGAGGAAATTCTTGAAGAGACTGAGCGCAAGGTCATCATCTTTGCCATGTTCCGCTCAAGCATCGACACCATTCATGCGCACCTGATCAAACGCGGCATTACTGCCGAGGTCATCCACGGCGCTGTGAGCGCAACCAAACGCGCCGACATCATCCAGCGATTCCAGAACACGCCAGACCCACGCATACTGGTGATGCAACCGCAAGCCACTGCACACGGGATTACCCTAACCGCCGCTGACACCGTGGTGTTCTACGGCCCACTGATGTCTGTTGAGCAGTACATCCAATGTATTGCACGCGCTGACCGCAAGGGGCAGAACAGTGACAAGGTGACTGTGGTGCATATCCAGAGTTCTCCAATTGAACGCAAAATGTTTAAGGCGCTGACGGCCAAGGTCGATGACAACGATCTTCTGACAGCAATGTTTGAGGCTGAAATAAATTCTTGAAAGGGGGTTGCAGAGATTTATTTTTCGGGTAGACTGTCTAACTCTAGACAAACACAACAGGAGAAAGCAAATGGAAGATACTGAAGTTGAGGCGATACCAATTGATCGTCTCGTCAAAATCCACACCAAGATCAAATCGCAGATCGAGGCGCTGACCAAAGAGTACGACACGAAAGTGGAAGCACTCAAGGCACAGCAAGACGAAGTGCGGTTTGCCATCAAGGATCAGATGAAAGCCTTGGGGCTGAAGTCTGTGAACACATCTTACGGAACGGTCTCATTGATGACCAAGACGCGCTACAACACGAACGACTGGGACTCGTTCAAGAAGTTTATTCTTGAACATGAGGTCGTCGATTTGCTGGAGAAGCGCATCAGCCAGTCAAACATGGCGACCTTTCTGGAAGAGAACCCCGGCGCAGTCCCGCCGGGACTGAACTCGCACACCGAGTTCGACATTCGTGTAACCAAGTCAAAGTGAGTTTAACCATGAGCAATATCACGCTTTTTTCGTCATCCAATGTTCCCGCCTTCGCTCGTAACAACGAGTTGTCTGATACCGCCAAAGCCTTGACCGGCGGCGGTACTGGTTCTTCGGTCAAGCGCATCTCTATCAAAGGCGGGGTCTTCCGACTCGTCGCTGGCGGCAAAGAGATTGCCTCGATTGATGACCGCCATCTTGATGTCGTCATCGTCAAAGCCGCGCCCAAAGTCAGCCGTATCTTCTATGAAGGTGCCTACGACCCCGAGCGCATCAGCGGCCCCGACTGCTGGAGCAACGACGGTGAGAGGCCCGATGCTTCCATCAAGACACCCCAACACAAAACCTGCATGGGTTGCCCCCAGAACGAAGCAGGCTCGGGCAACGGCAACAGCCGTGCCTGCCGCTTCCAACAGCGCCTTGCTGTGGCTCTGGCCAACAACCTCGAAGGTGATGTGTTGCAACTGACACTCCCTGCCACGAGCATCTTTGGGAAAGAAGATGGCGACAAGCGCCCCTTGCAAGCCTATGCCCGCTTCCTTGCGGTGCAGACCCCGCCTGTCAACCCCGAGCAGATCATCACCCGCATGAAGTTCGACACGAAGGCCGAAGCGCCCAAACTGTTCTTCACGCCCGTGCGCTGGTTGGAAGAAGACGAGTACGACATTGTTCAGAAGCAAGCCGACAGCGAAGATGCCAAGCGTGCCGTGACCATGACGGTTGCGCAAGCCGATGGTGTCAAGCCCAAGACTGAACTGGCGATTCCGGGCAAGCCCACCAAGGCCGCGCCCAAGGTCGAGACTGAAGAAGAGGAAGAAGCCCCGCCGCCTCCCAAGGCCAAGGCGAAAGCCAAGGTCGAGGCCGAGGACGAAGGCGGTGAACCCGAGGTGCGCAAGGGTGGTGAGAAGCCCAACGCCGTGCCTCCCAAGAAGTCAAAGTTGGCCGACATCGTGGCTGACTGGGACGACGAAGGTTGAGGTGCGCCATGTTCGATGAAATCGACAATCGTCATTTTCTCTGGGCCACAGTCGCAGTGTTTCTGTCGATGATTGGGTCATGTACAGTGGGCAATATGGATCGCCGTGACAAGTGGGCAGAAGCCGTAAAGAACGGCGCTGACCCGATGGTGGCGGCGTGTGCCTTGTACGACCAATCGGAAGCAGAGAAAGTCACCTGCGCTTTGTTGGCGACTAAAAAATAAGGAGAATCGGGGGGAAAGCGGATTCGGTCAAAGGAAACCTGCCCGGTATCTGGGCCCCGTGTAGCGAGTACCCCCACCCAAAACAACCATGGCCTATTCACAAAAAACAATTGACGCCGTGCTGGCCGCACCTAAGACCCCGGGCAACCAGTTGGGTCGATGGGCGATCCATCTCGACTTTCCTGTCACCAAGATTGCCAAGGCGCTTGGTGTCACCCGCCAGACCGTGTACAACTGGTTCGTTGGCAAAGATGTCTTTGTCGCCTACCAGAACCGTGTCGAACTGATGTTGCTGATCATGAAGTCCTCGCGCACCGCCGACGAGGCATGGAGAAAAATATGTCACGAGTACAATTTGCCAACATGACGGACGAAGAGTTGATCCGCCAAGCCTACATTGAGCACGACAACCCGCTGGTGCTGGAGTTGTGCAGTCGCATCGCCAAACTGATTGACGAAAACGCCGAACTCAAAGGCACAGTCACCGACCTCTCCGAGCACATCCCCCACTGACCCGAAGGACAACCATGACACCGCTTGAGTTTCTAGCGGAGGTTTTGCCGTCGCCGGGTAATGGATACTACTGCGCGGTCGAACTGACAACAAAGAAAAAACAACACGTCTTTGGGGAAACCCTTGAGGAGATCATGCCCACCGTTGAGAAGTGGGCGGCAAAAAACTACGACACATACTTCGCGCTGGGCACATTCGGCACCAACAAAGACCGAACCAAGCCCAACATGCACGCCAGTCAAGTGCTGGCGGTAGACCTTGACTGCAACCACCCCAAGGACATCCCCAACGAAGAAGGCGAGATCAAGGCCAAGTCGTACCCGAGCGCCAAGGCGGCGATGCACGCTCTTGTAAAGTTTTGCGAAGACACCGGGCTATCTGCCCTTGGCGACCCGTGGCTCGTCCACTCTGGCGGTGGGGTGCATGCCTACTGGCCGCTGGATCAGATGCTGTTCAAGGAAGACTGGTACCCGCTGGCGCAACGCTTCAAAGAGATGTGCTTTGCCAAGGGCCTGAAGATCGATGCCGCCGTGACAGGCGATGCGTCTCGGGTTCTGCGGGTGTTCGACTCGACCAATACCGGCATCAAGAACGGCAAGGCTGTGCGTGGGGCAACCCGTGTCAGGTTCATGTCAGCGGGGGATCGCTTCGCCGTGGACGACATTGATGCTGTCCTGACCGCACAGGGGTTCGGTAAAGAGTTTGTAAAGAAGCCCCCCTCTTCGTCCTTGGCTCTGGCCGGGGTGCGGCCAACTAGTGTCACTTCTCTTTCTCCCACGGCACAGGCCATCATCGGCAACAGCGTGACCAAGTTCAAACCAATCGTCATGCGAACCAAAAACGGCAACGGTTGCGGACAACTGGCATACTACGCCGAGAACGCATCCGATGATGGGATGGAGCCGCTGTGGCGTGGCTTGCTGAGTTGGACAAAGGTGTGCGAAGACGGCGAGAAAGCCGCCATCTGGCTCAGTGACATGCACCCGTACAGCCATGATCGGATGTATCAGAAATTGCACGAGATCAAGGGGCCGTATTCATGCGAGGCGATGAACGATGCAAACCCGGGAGTGTGTGGCAACTGCCCTCACCGTGGAAAGATCACCAACCCACTGCTCTGGGGACGGGAGTTGGCGGCAGTCACACAGGAAGTGGAGATCGAAGTCCAAACCCCACAGAGCGCACAGCCCCACAAGATGCTACGCCCCGAACCCCCCAAAGGTTTCGCATACGGGCGTCAAGGTGGAGTATTCATTGAGAAGGACACCACCGACGATCAGGGCAACTCGGTCAAACAACACCTGATGCTGTTGGCATACGACCTCTTCCCAGTCGAGATTCTCAGCAACGCCGGAACCCACGAAGTCCACATGCTGGCCGTGCGCGGCAAGCAAGTCCAAGAAGTTCTGCTCCCCCAAAAGTGCGTGGCCAGCAAGGACGAGACGATCAAATATCTGGCCAGCCAGAACATCATGGCCGCGTTTGGTGCCGGTAATGACAACAACCTGTACGCCTATGTCCGCGCCAGCATCGAGAAACTGAGCATCGAGAAGAACCCCATCAAAATCCCCTCATCCTACGGCTGGCAAGACGACGACTCGTTCGTGTTTGCTGGATGTATATACAGCCCCAAGGCCGACCCAGTGGTGGTGCCGATGCCCGGGCTTGAGAACATCGTGGCCAACACCAAGCCCACAGGCGATCTGGACGCATGGCGCAGGGTCATCCAGATGATGATCAGGCGCAAGATGTGGAAGCACTTGACCGTTCTGCTGGCCGGTGCCGCCGCGCCGCTCATGCGCTTCACGGGCCTCTTTGGTGTGACTATGCACGCCACATCGGCGGAGTCGGGTACGGGTAAATCCCTAGCCTTAGATGCCGCCGCCTCGATCTGGGGGCACCCAATCCACTACCGCACAGGGTCTGGCACATCGGCGGTGGCCATGCAACAGAGGTTAGGGTTACTACGTAGTATGCCCCTGATCACGGACGAGATCACCACCAACAACCGCACAGACTTCGAGTGGTTCCCCGCCTTTCTGTTCAGCATGTCCGAGGGGCGTGGCAAGGAACGCATGGAGTCAGGCACCAACCGTGAGCGCCTGAACCTGTCCACATGGGCATCGTTTGCCCTAATGTCGTCCAACCGCCCTGCCGTTGACTATATGACCAGCACCCGTCTGCACTCATCCGAGGGTGAACTGCGCCGCCTGATCGAGATGGCGATGGACGAGAAACTGGAGTGGGACGCTGACGAGATCGAGATCATCAAGTCTTTGCAGAACAACTACGCCGTGGCTGGCGATGTGCTGGTGCAGTACATGGTGGACAACATCGACCAACTGCGCGGCCTTGTGCCCAAGACTGTGGCGCAGATGTACACCGAGTTCAAAGCGCCCAACGACGAGCGGTTCTGGATGGTTGGGGCTGGCACGATCATCGCCGCTGGCATCCTCTTCAACAGCCAGCACTCGGGGCTGGTGGACATCCCGCTCAAGGAAATCATCGAGGTTCTGCGGGGGATTTTTGTCAGCCAGCGTGCCAGCATCGTGAGCGGCAAGCGCACGGCAGAAGATGTCCTGAACGCCTACATCCAAGAGTACCAAGGCAAACTGGTCGTGGTGCGCTATGGCGAGTCGGCGGGTGTCGGGGCGGCGTTCAGCGACGGGTCGCTGGTGGGCAAGAACACCACCAAGTCCGAGGTCATGGGGCGGGTGGAACATGGCGTAGTGGTCGGCCAGATCGACTTCTACATCGAGGAGCGGTTGCTCAGGTCGTACTGCTCGACCATGAGTTTCAGTTACGCCACCTTCACCAAGCAAATTTCAGAGATGTTTGCCGTGTCCCACATCCAGCGCAAAGATATGCTGGCCAAGACCGATGGCCCACCCATGCGGGTGTCAGCCATCAAGATCAGCCGCCGAGTCAGCGAGATGGACGATGCCATCCTACAGCCGATTATTCCCGTGGCAATCCGTCAGTAAGGGTCAGGGGTTCTTTGTCCCCTGTCTGGATACGGAGGCGGTGCGAAAAGCAGGGCTTGCCCAAGCCCTGCGCCATCGCATATTCAACGCCAAGACCAAGGTCGGTATTAAAAACGGCCTTATGGGCGTGTGGTTCTATCGCTGATCGCCAAGAACTGGCGGGCGTAGCGTATCTTGATCTGGTCAAGCCGTTCCAGCCGCTCGTCTTTTTGCTCGGTGGTCAGTTTTGGATCAGCCTTGATGATGCGCTCTTGCTTGGCCAGTTCGCCCAACCGTTTTTGCACCGACCCAGAGACTGAGGCTTGCGCCAGATCGTTGGCATAGGTCTGGGCAAACGCTTGGGCTTCGGCGGTTTTGCCGTCTTCGCGTAGGCGGTTGAACGTGCCTTTGATCTGCCTGATCTCTTGCATGCGGTCGTAGGCTTCGTCCAATGTGCCCCGACCTTCGACAGGCTGGAACAGACCGCCAATGAACGGCAGTTTGCTGGGCTTGGTCGAGGGTTGGGCGATCTCTTTCTGATCCGCCGCCAGTATTGGGTTGGCCATCTGCACTATGGCAATACCCAAACCACCGAAGTAGCCACGGATCAAGTAGTCAATCTGGATGGCAGAGACACCTGCTTTGCCTGTAACTTGCCCCAACAATTTGGCAATCTCCGTGCTGTTGGCGCGATAGCGGTCGGTGGCCAGTTGCTCTTTCTCCCGCGCAGACTCAATGTCACCTTGGAAGAACGACTTGCCGAGCACGACCTCGGTAATGGGCTTGACCGCTTGGGGCAGGCTGAACGGGTTGGTTTGTCCCAACAGTTTGCCCAGACCAGACAGGGTTTTCCCGCCCTTCTCGTCGTTTGCCGCCATGCCGTAGACGGCCTCGGGCAGAGCCTTGAACAAGAAGCCCAATTCAAACGGGATCGGTACACGCACAGGCTCTGACACCCCGGGCACGTACACGAACCAGTTGGCAAACCGCTCTTCTGGCTTGGCGCGTTTGTACGCTTCGTCGTCGCTCATCAAGGCGGCATAGGCCAGCGTGCCCATGGCCATCAACAGACCACGCGCCATCATCTTTTCTTTGATCTTGAGTTGTTCGCTAAACGGCATGTCGCCTTTAAACGCTCGGTAGATCACGTCCAGACCTTGAATCTGGGCGTTGAAGAAGGGGATCATCACCGACAGCATCTGCATGCTGGGCGACACACCACGGCGGCTGAAGTTCATGGACTCCAGTGTGCGAAGCAGTGCCTCTTGCTCAGACATGCCTTTGGCAATTGAGTCCTTGTAAATAACGGCGCGGGTAGCGGCGTCGCCCTGCATGGCAAACGCATCGGCCTTGGCCATCGTCTTGTCCCACAACGATTTGCCAGCAGAGATGTCCTTCAAGAACTTGGCCATGTCTTGCTCGTCACCCGAGAACACGTTGCTACTGATAGCGCCGGTCTCCATGAGTTTCTTCTCGGTCTCGTTGCGCCCAGCCACCATGGTGGCCAGTTCCTTCATGGACGAGAGCACAGGAGTGGCGTCAGTACCGGTGGTCAGCCATGCGTTCAAAGGGTCACGAATGATCTGGCGCACAGCATACGCAGGCATGCGGGTCACAAATTTGCGAAGCACATTGGCAGGCAGACCCATCAAACGCACGATGGCGGGGGTGGTGGTCTTGATACCTTCCATGCCCTTGACAATCAAGTCGGCGGGGATGCCGTACAAGTCGGTGTCGATCAGGGCATAGTAGTCAGCGCCGTTCTTTTTGAACCGCACTACGTTGGCATTGGCAGGGCCTTTGCCCGGTGCAACACGGCTGGCCACACCAAGTTTTTGCAACAAGAACGAGGTCTCTTTTACCGTCTGGTTGCGCAGGCCCATGTTGGCAATCATGAATGTGTTTTGCACGGCGCTGGTAAACACCGGCATGATCTGCTCGTTGCCGCCGACAAGGGCTTGGAGTTGTGGCTCGTCCTTGATGTTGGAGATGCGCACAGGCGTCTCGCGGTCAATCATCAACTGCACTTCACCGTTCTTGTTAACGCGGTAGTACGGCACGTAAGTGATGGCCTTGAGTTCGGCGGCTTTGCCCGGCGTCATAACGCCAGTCTCAACGAGGAAGTCAAGCAGTCCTGCGTTGTACTCTTGGTACAGTTTCTTGGCTTTCTCAAACGCCGCCTTGGCTTTGGGGTCAGCGTCCAGTCTGGCCACGATGCTGTCGTACTCGGCCTTGGCCTTGGCGGAATCGCTGAAGTTCAGTTTCTCCCACCCCACGCGCTTGGCACGCTCACCAGCCAGATAGACCGTGAACATGTTCTCTTGCTCAGTCGAGTTGGCCAACTTGGCTTCGTTCAGGGCGTTGGCCACGTCAATCATGTTGACGCCCTTGGTGCTACGGAAGAGACTGGTGGTTATGCCGTCCTTGCGTGTCAACTCCAGTTTCAACGGCCCGTTGGTCAGGAACTGACCGGCATACTGGCTACGCTGTTGGGCAAAGCGCATGAGGTACTGGGCGTTGACTGCCTCCAGCGACGTGATCTGGCCTTCGGTCAGCCCCTTTTTAATAGCGGCATCGAGCGCGGCGTACTGGTCAACAAACTGCACACGGCCAGCCAGACCCATGACGTTGCCCAAAAACTTGTCAGCAAACGAAGGCTCGGTTGCCACCACGGAGGACGAGGGTTCACGCTTCAGACGGAAGGCAGTCCTTCCGTCGGCACCCCGGTATGGCCCAATCTGGCCAGAGGCAAACGCACGGCGGGAAGCACGGAGCATGTAGAACACATCCGACGCAGACGCTTCGGCGTAATTCTTGAGGCCCATGCTACGCAGACCTTCACGCACCATGCCAATCAGTTCTTTCAACCAACGCTTGGCGCGGTCACGGAACCCCTCGGACATGCGCACCTCTTCAGTGTGCGCAATCAACTCGCGAATACCTTGGAGTTTTTGAACAGATTCTGGTTCACCTTGGTCGCGCATGGCGTCCATGGTGGCCTTAACTTCGGCTTGCAATTTAGAGCCGCCTACCTGTTCAGCCAGTTTCAACACGTCGGTGTTGTTGGCGTACTCTTGCAGACGGTTCAAACCGATCACGGTATCCACGCCATAGTGGCCGATCAACTCGTGGGCAATCGTCTCTTCCAAGTCCTTGATGTTGGCGTGCTGGTCGCCTACCACAAGCACGGTGCCATCCCGGAACACAGCGCCCTGCATCATATTAGTGGTGGGATCAACGCCGTCTTTCTGGATTTGGCGTAGTATGCGCACAGGGATTTGGCCGGGGGTAGCGGCGTAGACAAACTTGACGTTCTCAGGCAGTTTCAACCCATCAATAACTTTTTGTGCTTCGGCGGGGTCAATCACTTGCTCAAGTTCTTTTTCCCCAAACCGGTACGCAGTTTTCTCCGATGCAATGGCTTCTTCAAAATCTTTGAACAAACGACGGCGTTCGCGCAGGGCTTCGGCTTCAGATGTGGCACGACTCTCAGGGGACGATGTAACCAAACGAGAAGGTGCGGCGGACTGTTTGCGAGTCACGGCACCCGTGCGCTTGGTCGGTACTTCCTGCTTACCAGCGGTGGGGAACACCTCCTGCAAATACGCAATCTGCTCTTTCAGCGTAGCCTTGTACTCAGGCGTTTTCTTGCCCAACGCCAACGCTTTGGCCTTGAGTTCGTCAGCCATGTTGAGGCGGAACGTGGTCACAGCCGGGTCGTTTTTGCCGTATTTGGCCTCCAGCGCCTTTGCCCGCTTCAACATGTCCGCGCTAAACTTCTCGTACTCGGGCGCTTGCTCACCCAAATCCATGGCCAGTTTGCGCATCTCAGGTGACGACTCGGCTTCGGGGCGCACGTCGCCACGCGCCAGACGGGCGGCAACGGATGCTGTGCGGGACTTTGCTTTGGGCTTGCGTGCCTCGGCCTCGGCTTCTGCGCGTTCTTTAGCCTTGGCCACACTCGGCTTCTCCAGCGGCACTGTCTTGTACAGGCTACTGTAGGTCTTCAATATCTCGTCACGGATCGGGGTGACTTTGCCCTCGATCATCTTGTACTTATTCTCAAGAGCCGTGATGCGGCGCTGGAGTTGGTACTTCTCGGACTCGTTCATCGGGCGTTCGGCTGGAGCCTCGCCCTTGCCAAGTTTGGCTTGCAGTGCCGCCGTCTTCTCACGCATGGTGGGCGTTGCGATACCAGACTCAAGTTGCGCCACAGCCTCGGCATGTTCGGCGGCAGTCTCAACCAACTGCTGATACAACGACTTCTTGGCGTTGCCTTGTGGGGTCGTGACCTTCTTCATCAAAGGCTCAACCTTGTCGGCCACCCACTCGGATTCGACGGCGGCAGGGCCACCCTTGTCGTAAATGTCTTGAAGGCGTTTGTCCAAGAACGTGCCGTTCTTGAACTGGGCTTGTTGTTTGCTATCGTAAATCTGGCTAAACAGGTCAGCGCGTTCGCGCTTGGTACCGGCCAAGTCCAGTTTGCTCTCCAGCACGTTGATCAGTCGTGTGCGCTCATCTGTGTTTTTATCCAGTGCCTGTGTAAGCGCAGTCCGGTCTGAGTGCGCCGCCATGTCACTGAGCAGTTTGGTGTCGCCGTTTTGGATGGCGTTACGAATGATGTTGGCCGGATCAAAAATGTCAATGATGGCAGGCTTCAGGGTAGGGCGACCCACGTCTGCTTGAGCGCGAGAAGTGGCATTCTCTGCCTGATTGACCTTATCCAACGCCGCATAGATGGCGTCTGTGTCTTTGGTCTTGGCGGCTGTTGCAAGTTCTTGGTTGGCGGTGGCCGCTTGCGTTCTGGCCTTTTCCACAGTTTCCAGTTGTTTGGGCTGGATGACTTGGGCGGCTTTGGCTTCAACAGGCGCAAGGGTTTCGCCGCGCATGTAGGCGGCTGTGGCTTTTTCTTCTTCCCGAGTCTGGCGCTCTTGTTCCAACTGGGCTTCTGTTTTGACGGGGGCAGGTGCCTCGGCAAAAAGATTTTGCGTCTCGCCTTGGGGTGTGGCACGGGCACTGGCAAGTTCTTGGAAGAACGGAAGCCGTGCCTGCATGTCCTTGATTCTGGCGGCTACTTTGTCCGCGCCGTCAAAGTCACCCTCGGCCAGCAGTTTGAGGCGTTGCTTGTCCGCCTCTTTCATCTTCTTCTCAAAGTCTGCCTGTGTGTCGGTGATACCACCACGCTCTTCAATAGCGGGGGCCAACTCGGCCATGCGGGCTTCCAACTGGCGGCGTTGTTCGTTCAGGGTAGCCTGCGTATCCAGATCAGGGCCTTCAGCCAACTTGGTTGTAATCTGGTCATGCTGGGCGCGGATGCGATCAAAATCGTCCATCAAACGGGCTGTGGGCGACAATTGGAAAGGCTTTGCTTCGGGCAAATCGCTGGGCAACGGTAGTTTGGCAGTGGGCTGTTCCACCGCCGTCTCTAACGCGCTTTGGCGCTCTGCCATCATCTTCTCAATGGCACCCTTGCGCTTGCTGTATTCCTGCGCCACGGGAACAAACTCTTCACGCATGAAAGTATCGCGCTCGGCCTTGGCGGTCTGATAGGCTTGGCGTTGCTCCTCCGTCGCACCCTTGGCAGGCTTGAGTTTTTCAAGTTGTGCATTCAACGCATCCCGACGCTGTTGCAGTTGTGTAAAGTTGTCGTAAAGTTTTGTTAACGCTTCAGGCGTGCTCTTGGCCGCTTCGGCCTCCTGTGCCGCCCGGGCGGCTTCTTCCGCCTTGGTTCGAGCCACTTCTTCACGGGCACCCGCACGGTCAGACACACGGCCAGCGATACCCAGCGGGGAGAGCAGACCCACCTGATAGGCAGTCTGGCCATACTCGGTCAGGGCATCGGCATCGGTCAAGGACAGGCCAGCCTGCGCCCGCTCGGCCATTTGTTGGGCAATTTCTACCGGCAACTCGGCGGCAAAGCCACGGCCTGTGCCTTTAAGAATCACATCACGCAGGCGCTCATCGGCCAGTTTCTGGGCGTTGCCTTTACCCAACAGCAGTGCTTCTTCAGGAATCTTGGTGAGTTTGCTGACGAGCCGACCACCCAAAGTAAACGCAGTACCAGCGGCCTCCAACGCGGCTTGGCCAGCCGCCGCCCCTAGTGCCGTGCCTCGGTTAATGTCTATCGGTTCACCGCGCTTGGCCTGCTCTGCGGCTTGCCGCTCAATGTTGGAACCGAAAAACTGAGGAAGGAGCGCGGCACCAGCACCCAACACACCACCTGCAACCGTACCCACACCGGGAGCGATCGCAGAACCGGCCATAGCGCCAAGACGTGCGCCCCCAAACATGGTGCCCAACTGGGGGGCCTGTTCAGCAATTGCTGTGGGGATTTGGGAGGCCACCTCTTTAGCGGCAGAGAGCAGGCCCTGCTCTTCGTAGGCTTTCTTGACTCGCTCAAGGCTTGTTGGCTCGGCGTACTTCTCACCTAGTGCTTGCTGACGAACAAGTGCTTCTCGTGCGGCTTGTTCGGGGTCAGTGATGGCCCCTGCGGCAGTACGAAAACTGGAAGCCAGCGACTCAAGCCCTAGCCCCAGTGCGCCTGTAACACCGCTTTTCTTTTGTTGGGCAACTGGTTCACCGCCAAAGGCTTCAGGGTACTTTGCGTACGCCGCACGTACTGCGTCTCCATAACTCTCACCCTCGTTGCGGGGAAACAAAGAGCCATCTGGCAACTTGACGTAATCAACCATGTCTGCACCGAATTTTTGAGTGGCTGTGCGAGGGCCGTGAGTTTGCGCACAAGTAATTATGCCCGCAACTGCGGGCATTTGTCATCAGCGAGTACGAATTGCCGGAGTCCCACCACTTCCACCACCCCCACCAGCGGCTTGTTGCAACGCCTCTTCGGCGTATGCCTGCGGAGTAGGGTACCGACGCAAAAACGCTTCGTTAGGCAGGCCCCCAGCCGGGTAGGCCAGTTTGGACCACGTCTCAGTAGCACGTTCGCGCATGGCGGCAATTTTGGCCAAATCAAACCCAGTGCGGATGGCGCTTCCCGGCGCGGCCGCGCCCAAGGCTTCGTATGTCCGAACGTCGGCGGTGGGCATGCCTGCAATTTCTTTTCGAGCACTAATTTCCATACCAGTGCGTCGATCCAACCCTTCTTGTTCGACCGCAGTCCGACGGTTTTGAAACAGCAACTCTAAGCCTTTGGTTGCGTCTTGGCGGTTGAAGCCCCAGTTTTTCTCAAGGGCGCTGAGGCCCAGTTTCTTAGCCTCAACCTCGACTTGGTTGATAGAGTTCTTGGCGTCGCGCAGTTCTTTGGCGTCCATGCGGCCTTCGTTGCGGCGCACTTCCTCGATTTTGGCAAACGCTTCGTCGATTTTGTCTCTGGCGCGTTCCAACTTGTCCACGCCTTCCGTGTAGGCTTTTAGGCCGACAGTGGCACCGGCACCGATATTCGACAAGCCAAACGGCGATGTGCCGCTCATGATAGAGAGACCGGCTTGCAACAACGCCAAGGGGCCAAGCGTGCCTTCTTCTTTTGACAGACGGCCTTCCTTGTCTTTCAAACGCTTTTCAAATGCGGCCATAGCAGGGCCACGGGCTTTTTGTTCGGCTTCAATATCAGATAGATTGCGTTTGGCTAGGTCTTCTTGTGTCTTACGCAAAGCCTCAATCCCTGACGTAATCTCTTGAGGTACGCCGCTCGTCACGCCCATTTTGGTCATTTCCTCTTTGACGGCTTCGGGGGTCAACGCTAAACCAGCCGTAGCAGGCGGACGGCCTGTGGTGGGGGCAGGGGGTTGCGCACGTTCAGGAGTAGGAGCAGGAGTAGGAGAAGCACCAACAGGCGCACCGCCAAGAACACTGCGAGCGTCAGAACCCGGCACAGGACCAAGATCAGCCGCAGTGGGAGCAGTGCGCGGGGCAGAAGGCGCGGAAGGTGCAGTGGGTGTAGCCGGTGCAAGCAAAGGTTCTGTTTGTTGACGTGCTTGCACGCGTTGTTTGGCCGCATCACCAAACAAACTGACCCATGCTTTTTCTTGCGGGGACGCAATACCGCGCTGAACTTTGTCAACCAGTTCGTCCATTTTTCGTGCCAAGTACGTTTGGCTTTCCGGGTACCCGGGCTGGGGAACAAATGGTCGCCCTGTAGAAATAAAACCGGGAATGTCGCCCATTACCCCGCCTGTTTGATACCTCGGCACCATCCCACCATCCGCCATGCGGGCCACAACCTCACCCGGGGGGTACATGTAATCGTCATCAGTCTCCCCACCATCGGCAAAGGCTACGATGCCGCCACCCGCCATTTTGGCAAGGTTTTTGGCAGGGAGTTGGCCAATACCAACGGTCTCAGGCATGGGCGTACCAGCGTAATTGCCCATCGGGTCTACTGCCGCCATACCTTGAATGGCTTGATCCGCCACTTTTGGTTGTTGAGGGGTGGTCATTTGCGCGCCCATGCGCGTGTCTTTGCGGCGATTTGACTCGGCCAGTGCTAACGACACGATATACGGGTCGTCTTTGTGCATCATGGCGTAGCGTTGCAACGCCGAATCTGGTTGCAGTTTTGACAGATAACTGGTGATCTGATTGACGTTAATCATGGCGCGTCCTTACATTTTCGAGAGTGCCAGTGCCTGCAAACCCATGGGCGCTTTGGTTTTCTTAGGCGGAGGTGCTTGTTTTTTCTCAAAGTCTTGCGGCAACCCGCCAGAGGCACCACCAAAAATACTGAGAGGGTTTGTCATCTTGTTGTACAAGCCGTAAGCCCCCGCCGCCGCTAGACCGGCACCGCCTAGTTGTGACAGCAAATTGGGGCCGGGGATTTGGCTGACAGAACCTTGGGAACTGACGGGCAACCCAGACAACATACTGCTCAGATACTGCAACTGCTGTTGCGGGTACATCTTCTGGAGTTGGAAGTTCTGCATGGCTTGGTTAATGACCGCCTGCCGATTGGCCTGCTCCTGCTGACCCAGCACGTTCTGAAGGTTGGCAATCGACTGTTGGGCACCCAACTGTTGACCACCTAGTTGCCCCAAACCTTGAGCAGTTTGAGCGGCTTGTCCGTATGCACCCGTTTGTCCCGATATGCCTTGTCCATAACCTTGGATGCCGGTCTGCAAACCTGTCATAGCCTGCTGTTGCGCCGCCGCTTGCTGGGCTTGAGCGTTTTGGAACGCCGATTGAAGGCCAGTAGCCTGAATCCCTTGCAGGTTTCGCTGTAACTCTGCGTTCGCCTGAGCACGCTGAATAGCGTCTCGTGCTCCACCAAAAGCACCAGAACGGGCCGCTTGCGCACCTAGTGCTTGGCTGGCTATATCGGCCTGACGACGGGCTTGCTGTTGCTGGACATTGACCACGTTTTGCATGTACGGCGACATAAACTGAGCGGTGCGGGTAGGGTCAGTAATGTCTTGAGCGTAGCGTTGCCCTTGCTGGACGGCCTGCATACCCAGATTTTGTAAACCTTGAGCCTGACCAGCCGTGTTCAACAACCCCATCCCGGCGGTTGTGCCAATGTCTGTAGCCGTGCCAAACTGACCCGGCGTTTGCATCCCTTGAGCGGCACCATAAGCGGTCTGTTGAAGTTGACTCGGAGCGGCCACAGAAGCCTGCGCGGCGGCCTGTTCGCCGGGACCCATGCCAGCCATGTAGGGAGAACCCGCAACTGGTGCGCCATAAGCAAGGTACGGGACGATGCCAGTCACTTTGCCTGTTGCAGGGTCGGTGTTGAAGACTTGCTGTTGCGCCGCCCCCAACATAGAACTGACATAAGGCTGTGACCACGGAGACAAGCCTGCCGTGGTCTGGGTTGTTTGTGTTGCAGAGGTGGGGCAAAGACCGGCCATGATTTAACCCTCGTAGAAATACGTTTCGCCAGCCTTTACATAGCCAGCGCGTTTGAGAATGGAAGAAAGGTCATTGTTTTGCTGATGGCTCACAACAACTTGATCTACGCCTTGAGATCGCATAGTAGCCCCAGCAAATTTGAGCAATTTACACATGCCAAAAGACCCCCTGAACTCCGGCAGGATGTAATAGAAGATGTCCATGGCAATCAGTTTCCCGTAAAACGGGTTGCGATACACCATGAAACCTGCGTGTCCCGCTAGTTTACCCTCTGGGGTGCGTAAGGTAAAGTAAGCCGCGCCGCCGTTTTGTTCAGACAAAAGCATGGACGCAAAGTCAGGCGAGTACCCTTCGCTTGAGTGATACAGTTCTTTCCAGTGCAGACCGGTCAACACGGCAATATCTGCCGCATTTGCCGACATCCGCTCTTGGGCGCAGGTCAAATCACTCATGCGGGTAACTGCTTATCAGCCTTGGTGTCTTTGGCAAATTGCTTCTTGCCCATAGTTTTTTTACGGGCGCTTTGGATACGATCCATCATTGCGTACAGTTTGCGTGCGCCAGCCTCGGTCGAACCATTGCCCAACTCAGACACAATCCGCGCAGGAACCACAAACTCTCCATCGGCCAACCGAGCAGGCTGTTTGTTGCCAATCATAGCGGGGATGTCGTCAGACACCCCATCGCCGGGACCGCGCAGTAAACGACCACCATCGGAGTAACCGCCAAGGTTGTAGCCGCCCCCAGCCAACGCAGTGACGCCCCCAGCCGCATACGGCATGTAGCGATACGGCTTGTAATCTTGGCTGAGTCCAGCGCCTACAGGGGTTTGATCCGGGCCACCCCCGCCACCGCCACCGGCAGTTTTGCCTCCGCCAAGCAAAGTAGAAGCCAATGCAGCAACGCCGGCATATTTAAGTGCATCAGCAAGCCCAATGCCTCCAGCGGTGGTAAGAGCACCCATCCCTGCCATACTTTGGTCTAACGCTACTGTTCCCGGTTCAGTGCCGGGGAATGCGCCCTCACCCTGCCCGTAAATTGTATTTATGTTGCCGGTTGACCCCGCAATACCCGTATCTGTTGTTGGGACGCCGGTATTGATAGCAGCAAGTTCTTTTCCAAGATTTCCGCCCAATCCTTCTGCCGTCAAAAGACCGGTGTTGATCCCACCTTCGCTCACAATTGAACCCGGCTGACCAAACGCTGGCGCAGTCAAACCTTGACCGCCACCCATAGACGCTAAATTGCCTGCGACGCCCGGCTTTAAACCCAAGCCACCACCAGAGCCGGGTTCATAAATGCCGTAATCAACACCGCCGACTTCAGAGAATTCAGAAAAATCTGGAACGGTGGTAGTTGGCGCGCTGGCCTTTAGCCCAAGCCCTTCTTTTCCACTAGATAGGCTGTAATCTGTTTTTGGCAGTGTTGTTGAAGTTACCAAATCACCAATTCCGCCAGTTGTAGCACCGCCCATCTGACCAGCGCCACCAATGCTGGTCATGATGTCATCGGCTCCAACGCCAAGCGAATCATAAAATTCGCCACCACCAAGACCGCTTTGCAAACCAGCATAGTCAGCAGGGTTTGTAGAACCAAGATCAGCGCCACCAGTCAAAGAACCTATGCCTTGATTAATTCCAGTTGTTAAAGCGCCACGTGTCAAAGCATCTTCAAATTTTGCACCGCCAGCCATGTTGTAAGCGGTTTGAGCGGCAATCTGTTCTGGAATAGACAAACCACCAGTAGCCACCGCCAAAGCAATATTTCCAACAGGCCCAATATCACGAACCAGACTGGTCAATCCACCGCCGGGCGACCCGCCAACGTAACGAACTGCACCGTTGTCTAAAAAATTCTTGTTAAATATTGCTTGGCCTTTGTCATTTACGCCAATCGCTACGTTATACGCTCCCGACTTTGCACCAATAGGAATATCATACAACCCATTTCCAATTGATCGTAACGAATACGTCCCGTAGGGCGTAAACATTTTTGTTTTGTCTTCGTTAATCTTGTAAGCGCCAGAGTTGATGGCGTCATAAATATTTCCGAGTTGCCCGTAAGAAAAATCATTGACGTTTTCACCAGCGCCGGACTGGGTAGTAAATGCCCCACTTTTTTGAACATCCTCTGGCCGCGTATAGTTTTTAGGAATAGCAGTTGGAGTTACAGAATCAATTGCTTTCTGGTAAACATCTGATGGAATTGTGTATTGCTGATACGATCCACCACCACCGCCAGTTTCAAAATCATACGGAACCTGAACTGTTTCTGTTTTGACTGCGGATGCGGGTACTTTGACGTATTCATAAATAGGAGCGCCTTCACTATCTTCGCCCATGGGCACAGAAGCGTAGTAACTAGGGTTTCCGCTTTCATCATATCGAACTGATACACCAGCCATTTTTAACTCCTTTTATCCAAATCGTATCATGCGCTTACCGCAGAAACAAATGAAAGTGTGGCCACAACCGACGGGATGGACGGCCGGGCGAAGGGGGAAGTTTGCACGGGATACGCCTCCATGTAGACACCTGCATTGGAGACGGCAGCGTACAACTCAACATAGTCTTGGGCTTTGAGTTGGACGTAAAAGTTACAGGCCGCAATCAAATAGCCATCGCTTGACCCATGTTTTGCCGGGACATCAAAACGGCTGGCAGTGCCCGGCACATCCACACCATTCACTCGAAGCCAAATCCAAGCGGCATGAATCTGCGTATCCGTGTTGGCAAACTGTACACTAAACTGGTAATTATAGATACCGGCTTGGCTTACATGGATGCCATCAGTTCCATCATTTGAACAGCCGCTCAGGAAATCGTTTTGTTCAAACGTAATCTGAGTAGGAGTGTTGGCCGTGAACGTCTTATCTGTGTTGCGCTGTATGGCAGCGTAAGGGAACTGCAAGTATTGACCGCCTCTGTCGCCCCACAATAACCCAAGCGAGTTTTTGAGTTGGTTGAAGTACAGGCGCAGAATGTTTGAATACTGATCTTGGTATCGGCGGTCGTACTGATCCGTGCCCAGCGGCAAACTGGGCGGTGCGGGGTTGATGATGCGGTTTGTCATCAGCGCCTTCCATCCGGACGGATGTCGATTCGAGGAGCGCCTAACTGCCAAGCCGTGTTGATCTGAGCAGAACTGATCTTAAAGATCATTTGGCGACCACGGAAACGGGTGTAAATCTGGCCCGTAAACTCTTCAGTGATGTAGTAGGCGTTGGTTTTTGAGACCGGTTGTTGCGCGTCGCTTGTGACACCTGAGCCAGAATTGGTCAAACCGTACAACTCCATTGTCACAGTTGGCGATGCGCCAGTGGCAGGTTCATTTGAAGAGTTTTCAAACGTCAGGTCGGGCAAGATGCGCCACACAAACCCAAAGTTGTGCCCGTCCCCAATGTCAAATTCAGATGAAGAGATGTAGGCATTGATCGACTGCACAGTACCAGTTTCATTGTTGTTTATGCCGTTCTCATGGTCAACAATATTGGCGCTGTATGTGGCTGCCTGAGGGTAATCCCTAAGACCTGAGTCCAACCAAGCCGTTCTGGCCATAGTCCCGTAGTACCAGATTTTTTCCACATAGTTGTAGACAACATACCTGTCGATTGTGGATTGCCCAGACGAGCAGTAGAACCACCAGACTTCGTTGAAGCCTTCATTGGTGCCAGCAAAAACCTGTTGTCTTTGCGTGTAGTTCAGATCAGAAAAAATGTACCGACGCAGGTCGCAGTTCAAGGTTTGCACTCGGCCATCGTAAGCGTAGAACTTGTCCACGCCCATCCAGTACACCACACCAGATGCAATGGCGGCAGAGTTTGTCCCCATGATAGAGATGTTGTCGCCCAAAAGTTGCGACTGCCAAACATACGGCGGGCCGATATACTGGAACGAATAGACAGATGCGTCAGTAATAATGATAATTTCCTGCCGTGTCTGCACTGTGGCTATGATCTCAGAACCATGAGAGATTCGGATACTGCCCGCTTGATTAGTTGCGTCGGGTGTCCAGTTAAACAGGTCTTCTTGTGCCGACCAGCGAATCAGCATGGGATCAAGCGCGGATGAACCGTAATCGTTACAACCAAACGCAATCAAAAAACGTGACGTGTCGGATACCGTAAAAGTGTTTTGAACAATCGGAATGTCCACAGGCGTAATTGTGTGGGTGCCGGATTGCGTACCTGATGTATTGACAATGTTGCCGTTGGCGTCCAACAAATTAAATGTCAGGCCGTCAACATTAAAAGCATAGTACGTAACGCCAGTGCCAATTCCTGTAGGTAACGCCCCGGTGGTGCTGAAAGAAAGCGCGGCACCTTCGTTATACAAAACCGTCGATGTCACGACTGTTGGAGACGCAATTGTAAAAGTTGCCGTTCCGCCAAGTGAACGCAAAGCAACCCCCCGACTTGTGACGCCAGACGCCGCCGTCCAATAATACAAAGGCCCCGTGCGGTAGCCAAACACAAGGTTTTCGCCGTAATTTATTTGGCTCCAAAGCCGGATGCTTGCCAGCGATGTGCCGCCAACACCCCAAGTACCTGCGCCCCAAGCGCCCCCGCCCCAACCGGTGTACGGCACCGCAGTCGATTGCCCCACGTTAATCTGATACTCAGCAACAACAGCGGCCCCACCACCGGGCGATCCTGCAAGTGCGGTAGCATTTGGCACCACGGGTAGTTCAATGGTGTAAGTGTTTGCGCTAACAAGCGTGATCTGGAACTCTTGATTAAGGACAGAGGCGGTAATGTTTGTACCTGCACTACCAATATTTGTGGCCCCACTAAAAGTTACAAAGTCACCATTAAGACAGCCATGCGCTGTGCTTGTCACGGTGCAAGTGGTTGATGCCGTCAAAGCAAAAGGGTTTGTGCCAAGCGTGACGGTGCTACGCAACGGGGTGATGTCGTTGTAAACACCGCCTTTTTCAATATAAAACTTCAGGTTTGTGCCGAGGCCGAGCAGGTTCAAAAAACCAAGTGTCACCCAGTTCCACATGGAACGGCAAATACCTAAGTACGTGTTGATGGAAATCCTTTGCCAGCCACCAATGACTTCTGGATTGCCTTGACGGAACCGAATTTTGTCGCACTCATACCACCCGCCCTCAGTTGTGTACCGAGTGTTTTCTCGGTTGACGCCGGGCTTAAAAAGAATTTTTTGTAAAGGCATGGTCTATCCTACGACAGGAACAGGGCACGTTCGTCGATTCGACGATTTTGCAACCCTTTGAGTATTTTCCCACCAGCCATGCAATACTTCAAGAGTTCTTCAGCAGCGCCCTCTTTATCGCCCCGGTTGAGTTTCTGACGAAGCGTCGAACGCTGGAGTGTTCCCAGACCGACGTTAAAACTGAAAGACACAAGAGCATCAAACATGCCTTGTGTAAGTGGGACAGTGACATACCGCTCCACACCTCGCTCAAAACGATCCAGATCGGCTCGAAGTATGGCATCCACTTCCTCCATGCTGAAGATTCGGAAATCCTCAATTTTGATGTTGAAGGCGTCCCGCTGGTCAATGGGCAGTTTGCCCTGCTCAGGATAAAGAACGTGGCCAACCCCTATAGTCCAGAGTTTTGCTGGACATCTGTACGGCTTTTGTCTTACACCCTCATGGTGTTTGATCATGGCTATGGCCTTGGGGGATACATTCATTTGCCAAACGCCCTGCCGCCGAAGTGGAACGCTATGATGCTGGCAAACAGGGCTTGGGTTTCATCGTCCCAGAGTTGGTCGGCCATCTCTTGGAAGCCGACATTATTGGTAAACCCGTGGTAAATCAGGGCCGCGTCAATACCGCACAACAGTAGGAAAAACCCGTAGGTGATCACAGGCCGCACGCTGGCACGCAGGTTCCGCATCCACTGGCTTGTGCCCTCATTGAGCGCCGTGTCATGGGCGTACAGGGCTTGGAGTTCTGCCTGTTGCGCACCAATAACTGCCTGAGTCACGCTGGCCTTGGTTTCCAATTCGACCTGCTCGGTCTTAATGTGTTCGACCCGCTCTTGAGCCTCAAAGCCCAGTTTGCGCAGTTCCATCTCCCGCTGAATCTGGAGTTGCGCCAGAGCAATTTCATGGCTTTTGTCCCCCCGGTCTTGGAAGAAATCCAACAGTTTGGGCAGGCCGCCAATCAGGAACGAAATGAGTGTAGAGAACAGTGTCAGCATGTCAGCCTCCTGTGGTTATGGAGTCGTCGCCTTTGGTGACGGTAACTTTGTCGCCCTGAACAGTCACTTTCATGGGTTGCTCTGGCTTGTCCAACCGATCCAGTTTTTCAATCAGGGTTTGGATCACTTTGAATTCAGGCTTCTCCTGCTTCTCGGCAGTGCCAGCAATCCCGTTCATCATGTTGATCAAGGCGACTAACGCGCCACCAATCATGGTCATTACTGCGGTAATAGCCGAATCAGACAGGAAGTAAGACGAACCAACCCCAATCAGGACGATCAGGGTGATGTAGAAGAGGCCAAACCTGCCGATGGATTTACCAGCGACTTCTTTGGCTGTCTCGGCGGATTTGTTTTCTTCCATCATTTGTCCTTTGCAAACATGATGCCCTGAATCACCAACCAGATCAACGGCGGTACCAGAAGCACAATCAACACAATCCCAATCACCAAATTCACCAACTCTGCCATCTTTCTGGCCTTGACTCGGGCGGCATCGTTGGCTCTGCGTCTGGCTTCTCGCTCGGCCTCTTCGCCCTCCTGAACTCGTTTCATGATGTTGTTCCAAACATCGGCATGGCCGGTCTGGAAAAAGATCATCTTGAGTTCTTCTTCAAATTTCTTCTGCGACAGTAACTGCAACTCAATCTGTATGGCCTGCGACAAAGACGAACCGCCTTGTTTCTTGGCCTGATCAAGCGCTTTTACTGTCTTTTGTTTCTCTCCAAAATACTGGCCCAACAGCGGCCCAAGACTGGCAACATCATCGACAGTGGCCTTGGCCTTCTTGATAACCTCGACCGTTTTTTGCACAGCCGCAAATGCAGCCATTGCGGTTGTGATTGGATCCATGATTCAATTACGTCTCCTGAACAAACGGATACTGGCTTTCATTGATTCCAGCCATGTAAGTCGGCAAAGAGGCAGGGTCAACGATGTCTTCGCACCCTTTTTCCCGAATGCCATGGATGCAATGCACCACCGTGTTGTCCTCAAGCGCCTCCAACTCATGAACCACGCCTGCTTTTATGAAGATGTGGTGGGGTGCTTTGAACTCGGTTTCTTTCCCAAGAGCGGTGAGTTTCAGCCTACCAGAGGCAAGTAGGGTGAGGTGATCGAACAAATGTGCATGGCCTTCTTCCCGATCTCCGGCAAACTGGAAGTGCATCTGCTTGACAAACACATTTGACACGCAACTGATAGTGACGGCAGGGCCTCGCATGTTTACGCTCCAATGATTGTGGGTGGGGTAGGCGGTTGTGCTGGGGACAGAATCCAAGCGTGTGCAGGTTCCTGCTCCCAATAGTAAACTTTTCCGTCTGTTGGATACGGAACAGGCGGTACCCAAAGACACTCGGCGTCGTTCCAAACCCAGTCAGAATACGGTTTTTGATTACCAAAACCGCCATATGGGGTTGCTTGGGAGTTTGGGTAAAACACATACCCAAAACCAGCATACCTTACCCGGAAAGTCCCGTTGTACGATGTTTGAACGTAAGTTGCTGGCGGCAAAAAAGAATTTAAATAGGCAATACCTACCGGCTCACTGTCTGGGAACGGCAGATTATCAATGTCGGAGTTATTAACAACCAACACATCTACCACTATATTATTTTCATCGATTTGTGCAAAGTGTGCCATATTAGTTCACCGTGAAAGTTCCAGAACCAGTGAAGGTGTGGATGTAGTACCCTCCACTAAGTGTCTGCGTGCCGCCTGTACATTTGCCAGCGCCATAGGAACTTGGGTAGCGGATAAGTACAATGCCTGAGCCGCCATTAGCACCATTTAACGGCAGATAACCACCGCCGCCTCCGCCACCACCGCCCGTGTTTGCCGTACCGTTGACGGGAGTTGGAAAACTAGTATTTGCGCCTCTACCGCCACCGCCAGCACCGCCAGAACCATAACCAATAGTGTATCCAGATGCGCCACCACCGCCAGCCCGGGTGGTTCCGGTTATTGTGTCAGATGTACCGTTGCCACCGTTACCGGGATTTTCTGTTCCGTTAATGCTGTCAACGGCTCCGTTTGCCCCCGCCACACTAGCGCCCCCACCCCCGCCGCCAGCACGAAGCGCGGTTTTACCGTAAACCCCATTTGTGCCAGACCCTCCATTATTACCGCCCGTAGTTCCTGTGCCTCCTAAATAAACAGCCCCGAAAGGCTCACTTGCAGTGCCCCCGCCCCCAGACCCGCCATTGGCCCCCACAGCAGCCGTACCTGCGGAGTTAACCCAAGATCCGCCACCGCCACCACCAGTTGATGTCTGCCCGTTAAATATTGAATCTGTTCCGTTACTTCCCGGGGCATACATACTCACTCCGCCAGCGCCTCCACCGCCCACAGTCACAGCATAACTACCAGAAGTTAGAGATTGCCCAGAAATATACCTAAGTGCTCCGGCCCCTCCGCCACCTGCCCCATAGTTGTGACCGCCTCCGCCTCCGCCCGCAACAATCGTAAAGTCAACAGACAAAGTATTTGATTTCCCATAAAAGTCAGTGGGCATCGTAATCGCACCGCTGGCTACACCAGCAAGCGTTCTGACGTTTGAGTCATTCAATGACACTTGCGCAGTAGCGGATTGACTAAGTTCTAGGTTTATGGACTGTCCAGCCGTGGAACCCCCAAGGCTGATCGGCCCCGATGAGTTCATTGTCATTGTTTAGTCTCCAACGCCTCAATTCTGGCGGTCAGTTCAGCGATTGCGGCAAGCGCCAGCGCACTCAGTTTTTGGTAGTCCACCGCAAGTGACCCATCTGGTCGTTTCTTTACTGCCATTGGGAAGACCGATTCGACATCCTGAGCAATCACGCCAAAGTCTTGCTTTTGCACAAAGTAGCCATCTTCGCCGCCGTGCTCGGCAATGTACTCATCAGTCCAGTCAAACGTCTTGCCGCCAATAACGCTGGCTCTAAACGCCGCGTTCTCAATATTTTTGACGTTCTCTTTAAACTTACGATCTGAAGAATAGTAGGCGGTTACGTTGTTTGTTGCACGAATTTCACCAGCGGTTCCAGAACCAGCAGTACCAACGCCAAGTGAGTTGAACTGGACGTTGCTCCCAGTGCCAAGACCCAGAGCAGTTGCGGCGGCAGAGGCAGTTGTTGCCCCAGTACCACCGTTTGCAATTGCAAGGGTGCCTGCCAAAGTGATGGTGCCAGAAGTTGTAATTGGTCCACCGGAGGTTGTTAGACCAGTTGTGCCACCGGATACAGCCACAGAAGTAACCGTTCCGCCACCCCCAGTAGCCGCAATTGTGATCGAACCAGCGCCGTTTGTAACTGAAATACCAGACCCTGCGGTCAGCGTGGTTCGGGTAAACCCAGTGCCGTTACCAATATCCAAAGCGCCGTTAGCAGGTGTGGTTGTTAATCCAGTACCGCCGTTTGCAATTGCCAACGTGCCTGTAACACCAGTAGACAAAGGCAAGCCAGTTGCGTTTGTCAAAGTTGCCGCAGAAGGCGTCCCCAAGTTAGGGGTGGTTAAGGCAGGGCTAGTTGAAAGCACAACAGAACCAGACCCAGTAGAAGTCGTAACGCCAGTACCGCCGTTTGCAACTGGAAGCGCCGTACCAGAATAAGACACAGCCAAAGTACCAGTTGTTGTAACGGGAGAACCAGACACCGACAAAAACGATGGCACCGTCATCCCTACGGACGTTACAGAGCCGCCAGAGCCGGTTGCGTTAATTGTGATGCCACCAGCGGAGTTGTTGATAGTACATCCAGTGCCCGCAGTCAGCGTTGCCAAAGAAAAACCAGTACCGTTTCCAATTAGCAATTGACCGTTACTGGCCGCAGTGCTTACTCCTGTACCGCCGTTTGCCACCGGAAGTACACCTGTAACACCAGAAGTCAAACTGACATTGGTAATAGTGTTGCTCAGACCGCTAATGGTCTTATTTGTAAGGGTGCCAGAGCCGTTGGTAGTTACCAAACCGTTAGTGGAGTCAACCGGCACGCTGATTGCAGCCACTACCCCCGTGCCTGTGCTTGTGGTGTACGGAGGGGCACCAGCACCACCGCCAACGACCAATGAGTTTGACGCCAAAGCCCCAGAAGAAGCAATGGTTCCTGATGCGGTAAAAGCCAAAACGCCGCCCGAAGTTCCGGAAGAAAGCCCCGTTCCGCCGTTTACCACCGGCAACACACCTGTCAAACTCGCAATCGATGTGGACACCACTTTGATGACATCGGAGCCGTTCCAAGCCAAAATTGCTTTCTCGTTTGCGGCCAAGACAACGCCAGTTGTCGGGCCAACACCAACAACACGAACAGTCTGACTGGTAGAGGTGGCATTAATGACGATGTAATTGCGGCTGGACGGGGGCACCGTGATCGTCAGTTGCCCAGCAGGGTTGCCGGTACAGTTAATAATCGCGTACTGTGCAGAGCCGGTTGTCCCAGAACTGCCAACTTGAACAAGGGATGAGCCGTTTGTAATCGAAAGCGAAACCGCTGTTTGACTACCGCTAATTGTCTGTGTGCCGTCAATCGCCGCATCCAGATAAGAGGTGATGTAGTTATTAACTGTGTCACCCCAAGTTCCAGATAGTTCTCCTGTAACCGGCAGCGCCAGCCCAAGAAGCGGTGTGTACGATGTGGTCATTACTTACTCCTTGCTAAACAGTTTCCCAATCAGGAACAGAAAACGTTTCTGTTGGCCCCCAATCAGGGTTTTGCGTGTTATTGGGATTTTGCCAGTTTGGGTCTTGATTGTCACTTGGATTTACCCATGCCGGATTTTGGGTGGTGTTTGGGTCCTGCCAATTAGCGTTTTCAGTTGTGACAAGCAAACTCCAGTACACATTGCCAAGATTACCGACAAATCCAAGCGCGGTAGCACCCGTGATCTCAACCAAGCGCACGCCAACCGGTATTGTTCCAACGGATGTGCTGGCAGAAACCCCTGAAACAGCGGCAATTTTGTTAAAAACAACATCCCCAACGGACGTTGTGGCCGTGGTACCTGTCAGTGAAACTGTCAGATTTGCGACAACCGCTCCAACGCTACCGGTTGCTGTAACAGGCGTTAACTGGGGGTAGAAAACAACGTCCCCAACCGAGCCTGTTGCGGTCGTGCCGGACAGCCCAACAGACACATTCCCAGACACGTTCCCGACAGAGCCGGACGCAGTAACTGGGCTAAGTTCTGGAACAAAAACAACCGAGCCAACCGAACCGGATGCCGTTACTCCAGTCAGTTCAAAAGACACATTTCCAACAAGCGTCCCAACCGAACCCGTGGCCGTCACGCCGGTCAAATCAACAACCGTGGATCGGTCCAGGTCCCCAACCGTACCCGTGGCCGTGACTCCCGCGCCTAAAACAGAGACTTCTGCAAAGACAGAGCCAACATCCCCCGTGGCCGTAACACCAGACAGCGCAAAATCTCTTGGTCCGTTGGCAACATCGCCTGCAATGCCGGTTGCGGCAACCCCAACTAAATCAACAGAAACGGAAACACTGACATCTCCGACGCTACCGATGGCTTCAACCCCGGTCAAATCAGCGCCAATTCCTCCAAAAGTTATATCGCCCGCAGTGCCTGTCGCAGAAACGCCAGACAACTCAATAGAAACCGCCGCCTCTGGGTTGCCAACAAACCCATACCCAAAAACACTGGCACCGGTTTGTATTTCTTCTGCAACAACAGTACCAGCACTTCCGGTAGCCGTAACTCCGGATAGTTCCGCAGAAACAGCAGGACTAGTGTCCCCAACAGAACCTGTGGCAACAACACCAGAAATGTCCGCAGAAACAACAGGACTAACGTCTCCAACCACGCCGGTTGCCGACACTCCAGTCAACGTAACACTAACGCCGCCAAATGTGATGTCCCCAACGGAGCCGGTAGCAGCAACACCAGACAACTCAATCGAAATGCTGGCGGTCGTGTTGCCAACCGACCCGGTAGCAACCACGCCATTCAATGGCACCAGCACATTGCCAACAGTCCCAACCGCCGTAACGCCCGAGAGTTCTACGCTTACCCCGCCGTAACTTACATCTCCAACGGAGCCTGTTGCTGAAACCGCAGACAAACTAAACAAAGGCGTTGCCACTACATCGCCAACACTGCCGGTAGCCGTAACACTTGCACCTGATGGCGCTTCTGATGCTACAACTGTGCCAACAGAAGTTGTGGCCGAAACCCCTGAAAGATCGGCAATTTGATTAAAAACAACAGTCCCAACAGAGCCAGTTGCAGATGTACCAGAAATCTCAACGTCTACAGAAATACCTACAGTTCCGACGGAACCCGTTCCTGTAACACTTGCGCCCGATGGCGCTTCCGAGGCTACGACTGTGCCAACAGACCCCGTGGCACTAACACCAGTAATAGCAATTGTGACTGGGCCGCCCGCAACTGCCTGCGCCGCACTGTACGACAGTTCTGCGTAGGGATACAGGCCAAACATGGCTTATGCCCACCCACCAATATTGAGGTCTGCGCTACCAGAAACAGGGCCAAGAGGGGACATGCGGAAATATCCCGCATTTGGGTAAACTGTGCCTACATTGGCACCAGTCGCTGCGTTTACCACAAAGCCGTGCCGAACCCATCCTCCAGACGTAACCCGAACAGTGCCACGAATAAAAAATCCCATCGCTGTATTACCTGTTCCTGATGTTGCCTGCGTAGAAACAAAAGCAGTTTTGCTTGCGGAAGCAAACGCTACACCTGCCGCCAGTGCATACTGTTCCGTTGCAGCCGCAATAGAACGTCCATTTAAACCTGTATAACAAACATCGTAGGTGGCCGTGCCATCCCATGTTGAGGACAGGGTGGTGCTAACTACGCCCGCGCCGCCTTGAAACCATGATGGATATTGCGCCTCAAAAGAATACAGTGTATTTGATGCAACACGGACATAATTAAAAAATGACAGTGTATCGCCGCCTACAGGTACAAGAATCGAAGTAATTCCAATAGGAAAACTGTTGTAATACGGCATTTCTATTACGCCAGCAGTCGAACTTGGCAAAGTCGTAATAATGTAGCCGTTGTTATCTTGGAACACAGTTCTAGAAGCAGGCGAATCGCAATAAACGTTTTTTGTTCCTGCGCTAAAGTTCACCAAACTACCAGAATTACTGGAAGTTATTACCGTATCCCTTGAGAGTGTTGATCCGCTACTTGTGTATGTGCCAATCCCCATCTCCCACTCGGAAGCAGACTGATGCGCAATTACATAGTACGTGGTATTTGCGTTGCCAATACCAGAAGAAAACGACTGGTATGTAGAAACAGCGCCAGCAAGTGTTATTGTGCCCGTGCCCGTTGTGGTCGAGGTCTCTAATACGCGATTTGCAAGAACAAATGCCATACTACTATGCCCATGCCCCGTAAACACCAAGATCGGGTGTTAATTTTATATAAGAACCCGCCAAAACAGAATACCCCGCTATAGACGTAGACGTTTTAAACTGTGGAGTTAGTAAGCCGGGAGAGGCTGGCCCCGTGTTCAGTGTGCCGACGCCTGTTACTGCAAAAAACGTGGTTGCCGCCGCAAGACTGCCAGACAGGACTTGTATTGCAAAAGTGTTGCTTGTGTACGACCAAGGCGCAATCCCAACAGAACTTGGCGCGGTAGTGTTAGAAAGCGCATACCCTGTATGCCAAATGCTATTTCCAACTCCATTAGTGGAAAAACCAAAACCGCAAGTATGACTTGTTGTAGTAGTTGTTTTGCTAAAAATAAACATGTACTCAAACTGGTACTGCGTGGAAGAAAACAAACTCAACTGTGCAAGTGATGGATATATGGCTTGCGCTGCGCTAGTGGCTGAAAGAGATACGTTGGCTCCGTTTGAGTAAATTATGTATGAAGGAACAATCCCTTTGACTGCGTTAAATGTTCCGGCAGTTGGATTTGAAGCGTTGCTTGTCAAAGTTCTGGCGGCGGGAACAGAACAAAACACGTCTTTTGTGCCAGCGCTAAAATCTACAATGCCGCCATTAGCGCTGGAAGATATGACAAAATCTCTTGAAAGTGTTGTGCCGCTAGATGTGTATGTGCCAACCCCAGTCTCCCACTCAGAGGCAGTTCTATTAGCTATTGTGTAGTACGTATTGTTTCCGTTGCCAATTGCAGAAAAAGACTGATACCCAGACACGGCACCTGCCAATGTTACTGTGCCAGTGCCTGTAGTTGCCGTTGTTTCTCTAACGCGATCATTGACAATAAAAGCCATGTTATTGCCACCCAATGTTGATGTCTGCGTTTGAAGCAGAACTGCCTAGTGGCGCAATCTTAAAATGTGATCCGGGAGCAACAAAAGCGTTGGTTCCCAAGGCAGCACTAAAAGAAATTTGCGGGGTTAGCGTGCCTCCTGCATTGACGCGCACAGTACCTTGCATTCTTATAGACCAAGAGTTAAGCGCATTCATGCCGCTTTTTACAGCGACCGCACTTGCCGAGTTACCTGCAAAATGAATAGGTGCTGTATCGTATGTTGTTCCATTGGTATTTGTCCCCAAGCCAACAAAATTGCCCGTGTACGCAACGCCGTATAAAGTTGCCGTTCCGCCAAACAAAACTGATATTGTGGAAGCAGAGCCAAGTGAAGTTTTATACATCACATAATTTGCATCAAACATGTAGTACGTGTTTGATTTAAGCGTGATGGAAGGCGTGGATTGAAAAATATTGGCAGTTCCGATTGCGCTGGGGATTGTTATTGCGGAGCCATTCGATATGACCGCATATTGGGGAAAAAGTTGAGCACTAGCACCGCTAGTTTGATAGGTGTACCCGTTATCGTCTTGATACAACAAACCGGATGGCTGAGAACTTGATGCCGTTGGTTGAACGCAATAAACAGTTTTTGTGCCCGCGCTAAAATTCACTAGTCCGGATGGCCCTGAACTACCTGTTATTATTCTTGTTCTTGACAGAGTGGTTGAACTGGCAGTATACGTACCAACCCCAATCTCCCACTCATTTAGTGTTTGGTGCGCAATTGCATAATAGGTGGTGTTTGCGTTGCCAACAGCAGCAAAAGATTGGTACCCCAGAACCGCCCCAGCAAGTGTTATTGTGCCCGTGCCAGTCGTTGTTGTGGTTTCTTGTATGCGATCAGTAACAACAAACGTCGAAGCGTTCGATACAGAAGAAATTGCCGCAAACGGTGTTTGAGCAAACGGCAGTACGCCAAACATTTTTTATGCCCATGTTCCAACGTTAACGTTACTAGCACCGCCTGCACCAACAGGGTAAATCATAAAGTAAGCACCAACCTGAATGGTGTTTGTCGTACCGGTCGCTGAGTTCGTTAAAGTGGGAGTAAACGTACCCCCAGCGTTAACTGTAACTTGTCCTTCCATTTTCAACCACTGATACGTGGTTGTTGCACTAGAACCAGTCATTGTGGTTCCGTTTGCCGCCGATGTAAAAAAACCCATCCCGGCAAGCGCGGCGTTGTTGTTTACGCCCGTAAATCCTCCGGTATCGTAATAGCGAAGAAGCAGATATTCAATATTGGTTAGGGTGGCGGTTCCACCAAATCCATGCGAAACAGTAACAGTGCCCGTTCCGGTTCTGATGAATGGGATAAACGCCTTAAACAAATAAGTTGTATTTGAAGAAAGCGTACAACTTAATCCGTTAACCCATGCTTGAGCGGTTGTGACCAACGATGAAAGCGCATATGTGCTGTTAAACACATACATCTGCATCCCCGGAATAACGCCTCTTTGCGTCCCTTGAGGGGTAAAGTACGCAACTTTTCCATCGTACTCCATAGCCCCAGCAACTGCGGTTGTCAAATTTGTGCCTGCCGTGAAATCCAAAGGGGGAACAGTGGTCGTTCCAGCAGAAAGCGTCAGGATGTTTGATGCGTCTCGCATTACTGTTCTGCCCGCCGGAGGCGTGACAAATACAGTGGATGTGCCGGAAAGCGTAATCAATCCGCCAGACGACGAAGATAAAACCGTCGTTCTGGCAAGCGTTGGGCCCGCAGACGAGTACGTGCCAACTCCAACTTCCCAGTTGTTTCCGTTAACAATTGTGTAATAGGTGGTATTCCCGTTACCAATAACAGAAAAAGACTGAAAGCCCGCAACCGCACCGCCAAGAGTTATTGTGCCGGTGCCGGTCGTCGCTGTTGTCTCTTGGACACGATCCGCAAATACAAGGGCCATAACGCCCCCTTACGCAATGTTCAACAGAGCGGTACCAGCGGCGTTCGTAGGCATTGTCAAGGTAAATGTGCCAGCAGTCACAGTTTGAGAACCAAACGTGTGGACGCTTACTGCACGGTTGCCTTGTGTGCTGTTGTAAATCAACACAGTGTCAAAAGCCGTTGAAAGCGTCACGTTGGTGTACACCAAACTTCCAGAAGGCGTCCAGTAAGCAGTTGTGCCGCTGGTTGTGGGGGCCGTTGCGTTTGTGACAGTGATACCGCCAGCAGTGTAGTTTGTACCCGTCACTTCGCCGGTTGAACTGTATGCGGTTGTGCCAGCGCCAAGAGAGGCAGACGCCAGATACAAAGCCGCTTTGAACGTATCAGCGCCAGTACCTGCACGGGTCACGGTCGTGCCGAAGTTGTGGTACGCCTGAAGAATCTCGTTCTTAAACGAGGTACACATCGCTTGTGAGTTTGCCATTTCTTACTCCTTATTGACCAAGCATAGCGGCCATTCCGTCCGCCAAAACGTTTTGTTTCAATTGAACATGCACCGAGCGGTGAACAAGTTCGCCCTCCAACCAATACTCGACCCAAGTCGTGTACTCGTTATCGTCTTCAACAGAACCCTCTCTCTTTTCAAGCAAAGATTCGTCCATTTCGCCTTTGGTGGTGATGATGAGTGCCATGTTAGACAATCCTTATAAGAGCAGATGTTGAAGTGTTTGCGGGCATGGCAACCGTGAACGTATTCACAGAAGTTTTGTCCGAGCCAAAATCCAAAACACAGACTGCGCCGTTGTCACCGGGCGTGTAAATCAACGCACCACGAGCAGTTATGGCACCCGTCCATGCAGGGGAAGAAAAATTCACATACACCGTACTACCGGTGCTTGTGACTTCGCTGTTAACGGTGGCGGTCACGATCTGCCCCCCGGCAACGTAGTTGCCGCCAGAGGCTTCGCCTGTGGTTGTGTATGCCGTGGTGGTTGAATCCAAAGACGCTGTGTTGGTGTACAGCGCCAGATAGAACGTGTCCGTGGCAAAATTGATCGTGCCGTTGGCCAGACCAGACCGCAAGGTGTTGCAGGAGTAATTTCCAGTAAACGCCATTACTGAACCCCGTTATTCTGCGGCAAAGGAGCCTGTCGGTACTGACCCGACCTGTACGCATCGCTGCGTTCAAGACCGTCGCCCAGACGTTTGGCCAGTGCAAGTGCTTCCATGTACTTCTGGTTGTACAACGACATCATGTCGTTCTCGCCCTTCATGTAGGTGTAAGCCTCAACCAAAGAACCATATAGGAGAACAGTGTCAAAGTTATCACCAAGCCATGTAGAACCCGCATTCACAATTGACTGCGGATAGTAATAGTAGTGCATCTCAACACTGTAAGCAGCGTCCGGCGTAGGTCCTAAAATAAACGACAGTTCGTTTGTGATAGTCCCGCCGTTTACTGTTGGCCCAAAGAGCGCGTAGTATCTTGGAATACCTGTGTCAGTCGTTGGATTTGGATACGCCTGACGGATGAAGTTCACATCTTTGTTGAGCAAGTACTCGTAGTTACCACTGGCATCAATCACTGCCAAAGAATATGACGCAAGAAAATCATCCGGGCAAGATAAATATTTATTATTGATCTCTGTGACGCCAAGAATGTTTTTTCTAATTGAAGGAAATTGCACCGAGTTATAGATGCGCTGCTCGGCCTGCTTCACAAAAACAGGAATCTCAGCGATGAAATTCGCTTCCGTGTTCTCTGTGTACGCTTCAATAGCGGCAACTAACTCGGTGTATGTCA